GCATCCTGATCAGTAATAACCGGCGGTAGTATGTCGTCATACCAAGATTTCATTGATTTAAGCCAGCCGTAGCACATCTCGTCTTTTAGTTGATCTTCAAGGTCGATTATGTCGCCATCAAAATGTTTATAGTTCTTTTCTATAAATGGAATAATAAAGTTATTAACAAATTCTTTAAATACTGAAATAGTCATTAGCAAACCCCCTTAAGGCAGTCGTTGTAGTCCATCGTTGATACCATGCAATACATAGCAAATAGTAAAATCGATGCAATTATGCCAATTCGGTTTTCTTGTTTAACTTCTTTAGCCCGATCCATCTCGTTCATCTGGCTGTAGCTTATTGAATGTTTCATTTCTTTCCCCTTGGTTTGAATGCCCCCCGTAGGGGGCTATAAAATTAGTAAGTATAAAAACCCATTGACGCTGCTAAACCAATGTAACCACCAGCAGCTTTATGGTGATTAATAACCCCAGTGACATCTATTGCAGCATTCCATCTACCCCATGCTTCATTAAAAAATACAATGTAATTTGCAGATTGATCAATCATGTGATGATCACCAACCATTTTAGCAACTTTAGCTGCTGCTTTTTTTGCTGCAGCTTCAGTAGCGTAGCTTTTACAAGGATTTTTGTTTTCTTTGCGGTAAGACTCAATTCGGCTAGTAACTGATTCGATAATATTCATGGTAAAACCCCTTTGATTTATTGAGGTGTTATTATGAGATTTTCTATTAACGTTGTAAAGCATTTTGATACAAATAAATGAAATTAATTATAAGAGACCGGTTCATAGGTCTCGTCAGCGGTCATCTTCTTATGTTCTTCACGGTAATGTTTTGCAATCTCAGCCCTTAGCTTCTTAGTGGTCGGCATCAGGACATTCCATTTCTCCCTTAGAATCTCCAGCTTTGCTGGCCCGTAGTAGTCCATCAGCCAATGCGTAAAGTCTAAAGGATTGCCGGTAAACTTGAGGTGGCAGTAGTGGCATAGGCAACAAGCATTGTCCATTGACCATCTAACCGACTTTGCTGCCCTTCCCCATATGTGGGCACACTCCATCCTTCCATCCTGCTTGCCGCAATGCTCGCACTGGTAGCCAGCTTTTAGCCTTATTACATCGCTAAACCATTTGTCTGCTGCGTCTCGCCTTATTGCCATGATGTCCCTCGGTTTATATATTGTTGTATATGCGCAGTTATACACCGCAAAAACAGTATTTTATAAACTATTCCATTTCAATTACGTCAATTACTTCATTAGGACCAAAATGATACCCACACGCTTTCAAGAATCCCTCAAACAGCTCAAGCATCTCTGTCCTAGTAACATCCTTAGACGTAATAGTGTGCTCAATCAAGATATTAGGTGAGCTATTCAAAGTGCACTCGTAAGGGTAGCTGATAAATTTATACGATGGTTTGTCCATTATTAAACTCTCTTTTATTATTCTTGACCTTTCACATGTTTATCAAGCAGGTGAGCTATTGATACTGCTCTCTCTTTTACTTCTTCCTCAATTAGGAAATCAACGTACTGTTTGATCTTTCTAAGTGACTCCACGCCGCCGCCGCCTGGCTCTTTCCATCGGGTAATGTACTTAACCACGTTACCTTCACAGAAATCCATTTCGTTAGCCATGATGTATTCTATTGGCTGTATTGCTTTCTTTTTATAGTGGTCGCCACCCACTTGATTATCTAGTGCGCTCATTCTTCCTCCAGGAGTTCATCGTTGTATTCAATTTTGTCAGGGACAACATCAAGGCAGCGGACACATATACCATAAGCGCAATCGTCATCACCAAGCCAATATTCAAGGACGCTCTTGCAGTCATTGCAATACATCCTGTGTACGTACATAGTTTTTGGTGGAAAGTTAATAACATCACCCATTTAGCGCCTCAACTTTGATTTTCACTCGTGAGTCCTCACCGTTTTGCTTATGGTAAACAACTGCGGTCATAGATCGCTCTGCGCCGTAACCTGAATCCGAGTGCCATTGATCGGTAGAGGTAAGGCTACCCCAATGCTCAAAGTGCATAGAGCCTACTTCTCGAGCAGTATGATGGTGTATATGCCCAAGATGACAGTATCTGTTCTTGCTCTGGCTCCACTCATCATCAAGATTCTTAATCACGGCCTGTAGTATTTGCTCGTGCTTCATTCGGTCGCCATGATGAAATACGAATAAATTGTTATGCCACTGAAAGTGAATAAACTTGGAATAGTTTGGAAGTACGTTTACGCGTACGTCTTGGCTGTATAAAAGGTCAAGGCAGCTCGACAAGTGGCAAGCCATATCCGAATCATGGTTTCCCCTAACGTTGATCACAACAACTTCTTTATGAGTCTCAAGCATCTTATCTATTAGTATCTGGAACAATCTGCCTGCAAGCCTGAAGGTTTTTCCTATCCTAGTATCTACGTCAACCATAGTTCCAGCGGTTGTCGTGTTTTTGCTAGAATCAGCGTGAAAGAAATCACCGACATTCAGAAGAACTCCGATCTCAGCATTGCCAACTCTGTTTGATAACTTTGCGGTTGAATCAACCAGCACCTGAGTCGCAATTTTAACGTCCCAGTCATCGTCATCCATTTTAGTTTCACTGTCAGCCAGCATCCCAAAATGGTGATCGCCAATCATATACATGGCCAGATAATCAGAATCAGTGTCTTTAGGCGCTTTAGATGCTGATTTAACGCCGTTAAGGTCGTCAGTTAATCCCTCAACCATTGCATCTATTTTTTGCTTTAAACCTCTTCTTGCCGGTTCCTGAATGACCCACTGTAAAGCTATATCGCCATCAGCATTGTAAGCAGTCGATACCCGCTTGGCCTCGAATCCTTCCATTGTCTCCCGATCAACATTGCGATGTGGTGCCACAGCTTGAGTCGCTGCTTTAGCTTCCAATCGCTTGATCATCTTATCAACACTTCTACGACTACAGCCTAATTCCTTAGCTGCTTTGTTATTTGACTGGTTGTCGATGACCGCTTGGATGACCGCTAAATGTCTTTCGCTTGTGGCAAATCGTTTTAGCTCTTCTAAGTTGATATTAGCCATTTACTTGTCCTGCTTTCGCTTTAGTTCGGTGTATTCATTGTACTGCGGCAAGGATAAAATAACACCTTTCTCGGCAGCCCATGCAATTACCTGATCCATGAAAAAGCACATTTCACCCTTGGTTAGTTTTGATGAGCTTTTGATCTGGTTGGTAATTAGGGTCTGACCAACCTTGATGTCGTGAGTGCCAAGAAACTTTTGTTTCATCATCCACTTAACGCCTTCTGGTGTCGCGTCTGGCACTTTAGATATAAAGGCCTCTGACATCTCCCTGCACCAGATGTGGAATAGGGCATTTGATCTTAGTGATCGCGGATCAGCATATTGCTCAAACTTAATACATAGCGGCGTAGAATAATCCCACTGCTCAAGCCGTTTAAGCATAAATGGTAGTTTACGCTCAACCTCTGATTTATTGTTTATTTGTACAAAATCTCCTTGGCTCATAATTTTGCCCTCAGCCATTTATCCGACTTCTTCATAGCCTTGCTTTCTAAGCGATCATATAAACCCTCACGGGTGTTTTTGGGACCAAGCCGCGTTTCTTCTGTTTGCCTTATCTCTTTATTGGTTATCTCAATCTTCCCGCGCATTCTTGAGTGCATGGTTTTACTGTTTACACCAATAATTAAAGCCACCTGTGTAACGGTATAAAGCGCTCCAGTGATTAACTTTTCATGGTGTCCGACAAACGGGTAATGCCTTGGAGTTTTCCCCGCAACTCTTGAATCCAATCTTTTATCAGGCATTTTTTAATTCCCCATCATAGTAAAAGCCACGTTGCGCCAAGTAATACCCCTTCATCATTTGCTGATCTTCAGGGTTTAGCCAAGTAATGTCAGTAAGCTGCATATCAAGCGTCATGCCTCTCAGCGTCTTTGCGTACTGCTTTGCTACTGGACTTGCGCCTCCCTGGTCATTAGTTCGCTTAAGCCAGCTATTTACGAACCGATTCATACCAACCTTAGTTTTGCGCCTAGTAGGGTTAGCGTCTAGCCATGCGTCCATAGCTGATAGTTCTTGATGGACATCGACCTTTTTATAAGCTCTTTGCCATTTGATAATGTCGCCTTGATCAGGCTCCCAATAATCTCCGGTTTCTAATAACATTTTAATCCCCAGTAACGGTTTAATATAACCTTTTGATCTACCCGTGGTTTGCGTACTTGCCGTGAATGTTTTCCCTTGCTACCTGCAAACATTTTTCAGCTTCTTCGATAGTCTCACAATATCTATAAAACACATTCTTTTTCTGGCTCCTTATTCTTGCGACATATTTCCCACTTCGTTTATGAAAATAAACACCTTTAACACCTGTTGTATTGCGAACACTGATACACCTATTTTGTGCGTTTTGACTAACAGTCGCTGGTCTAAGGTTCTCAATACGATTGTCTTGACGTTCATTGTTTATATGATCAAGCGTATCTGGCAAATACTTATGATGCCAGAGATAAATTAATCTATGAATTAAATACCTTTTTTGATCGATTGTAATATATGAGTACTTATTAGTGGTGTAATGTCCGGCTTTATCGCCAGCTTTCATCCTTTTGCCAACGTCATACTTATAAAACAATTCTCCATCTCGGTAATCAAAACGATCTTTGATGATGCTATACAGTTTTTTGTCGTTCATCTTTATTCCCCTTGGACTTATCAGTTGATTCCTTCTTTGGCTTTCTGAATATCGCGTCAAAGTTTGCATCAAAC